TTATGTAGGCAGCGGTGTTAACTAGCTCTTGTATTTCTACAAAATCGCCCGCAGGACGAAGAGGATTAATATTAGGATCAATAAGAGCGCCAAAAGTAACAGCTTGTGGATAGTAAACTCCAGTGTCACCACTTAGTTGTGCGGAAGCTAGAAGAGATAGACTTGCCGCTATTTTCTTTTTGTTCATCTCCAGACTCTCCATTAATACCCAAAGCTATATCAAAATATTCTTTGTTTTCTTCATACCCGACAACAAATAGTTCAGGCTTCCTTTTCATTGTTAGGTAGGCGTTCTTACCAGCAACGACCTTCCCATTTACTATCAAGGGACAAGGGGTTCCTGACTGAAACATACTAAGCCAAACCTTATCCGACTGGCACATCCTGGTTATGGCAGCAATCTTCATGTTAATCGTGAAGAGAACTGTGGCATCCTTACGCCGATTACACTCTTCATCCTGTATGTACTTCCCAGAACTAATTCCTATCTGCAAAGTAGATACACCGCCGCTAGTAGATTTCAAGCAACTATCGTTACCGCCTGACATCAAGCTAGGAGCCACTGCTGAAGCAACAGGTATCTCACTAGCAGAACCAGCCCCATTGTACTGGTTCGTGTTAGTAACAGTTTCATTGTTTGAATCGACAGTCGCACCCTGCTGATTGGTGTTCAAATCACCACTTTGGGTTGAGGTATTGCCGCTATCCGTCTGTGCGTAAATCCTTACAGAAAGTAAGGTTATTACTAGGACGGTACATAAAATACTCAGTCTTAGGGTATATTCTTTCATAGTGAAAGCGTATTTGCCACTAATCTAGGTTTTCGCCAGCAGCATAAAGATAATCACCTAAAGCCATCATCGTCTTAGGTTCGTTTATAATAAAACTGTATAAAGACTCATAGCCGTCAATACTTATAGTTATAAGCTTATCTTGAGGTAAATAGTCAACTAATAGCTTCTTGTTGCTTTCGCCATCATCAATGACCATAGATAGTGATTCAATCATGTTATCCTCTCCAATTGTTCTTTAATTTGTTTCTCCCACTCCTCAATCATCTCTCGATAATCAGCGGTGTAGAGCTTCTTCGGTTTATTGGCATCAGCCAGCATCTGCTTAACCATTTCATTACCGTACATATCTTGCATATATAGCGTGTAATTCTGTGCAGCAGAGCCATGCTTCATACCAAACTGGTTACAATATACACATTGGGGGTGAACATTTTCTTCCTCTAAGGCCCAATAAGAACTAGAACCTTTAGGGATAAAGTGACCACCCTGCATACCCTCGTTCCAAGGCTTTGTACAGCCGCAGGAGACACAGGAGCAGTACCCGTTATCATCTGCTGCCTTCAGCCTTACAAGCTTCTGTAGAGCCTTTAAAGCGTCTTTACGGAGCTGCTGTGCAGTCTTAGCCTTCTTTTTTGGCATATTTCAGTTCATTTTCGTGTTCAGCAGTAGACTTAACATTAATGTATGTACAAGACTTAATCAAAACACCTTTGCAGAAATAGCCTAAAAGGCCGCCTTCAGCGCTATGGACTGGTTCCAACAAAGCGCCGCAGTCAGGACAAGGGTTCACTGTATTTCCCATTAGAATGGTATATCGTCTTCAAAGTCGTCATTCCACTTCTCAGCTTTATCAGCTTTCGGTGCAGCTTTAGGCGCATCTTTCTTCCAAGCATCTTTCTCTTGAATAGATAGACTCATAAAGCTCTTACCTGCTTGGGACTTCTTAATCCAGGCAGATACCTCAAAGTCCTTACCACCAACATTCAGTGGTCCCCGGTAGTCAGGCTGATTACCCTGCTTGCCATCGTTCTTAAACAATGCACCAGAATTGGTGTTATCATAATCGCTCATTTTATGCTCCCTTCAGCAGTCTACGTTCTTCAGTTGTAAACGGTGCAGAAGATACCTTAGTAGGTGCTTTCCACATCGCTCGTTGATCGTCTTCTTCAATCTCACCAAATGCTTCTTTAGCGAATTGTACATTCTCTTCGGTCGGGTCTGCTAGTAAATCCTTAACAGCGTCTACAGACTCCTGGTTGCGCTTAACGGCCTGTAAGCACAAATCCCATTCACTTGGTTCTACAAGCTCAAGTGACTTTCCCCGCATCATCGCAGCCTCTGCATCATCGTCAGCAGTAGGTATACCAGCCATAGCCTGTAACGCATAACGTCTAGCGTAGGTTATAGCACTACCGCCTGCTTGTGGGTCAGACTTGGTTATTGGTAGGAAGAACTCTGACTCAATGAACTGGCCAGAGGTGTGCATGAGAATTGTCTTAACACCGACACCTTTACCACCATCAGAGGTAGTGGGTAGCTGCACATAGGACAAACCGTTCTTATTGAACGGCTCCTTGATAGCTTTGATTACGCTAGTAAGATCAGCGTAGGATGATTTGAAGAATGGATTTTTAGCGTCTTTGACAGCGCCTCCCATCTCATTCTGGGCCTTACATAGAGCTGTTGCCAGCTCGTTTAGGTTTTCCGACTTATTCATCGTCCTCTCCCTCTTCCTGCTTAACAGTTATAACAACTTCGCCAAGAGCTTCGTAGCTTTTAACCGACAACACTTTACAGCCTTCTGGTCGCTGGTTTAACCAATCCAATATATCGTCCATATCCCTCTCCTAAAATGGTAAGTTATCGTAATCAATAGAATCTTCTTGCATATCATCGAACACTAGGTCAGCTAAATCTTCCAGCCAACCTAAGAACTCATAACGATTATAGCCCATATTCTCAGCAGCACATCGTAATGTGGACAAAACTTCATGTTCGATAGATGCTTCAGCATGATCTGCTGGAAACGTGTTTGGTTCTTCAATAGGTACTAACTTTTTAATCTTGCTCATAAACCCTCCAGTCTACTTGATAATACTTGCCACGCCTTCGCAGCAGTTTGTGGAACTACACCATTACCTAAAAGTCTAATTCTGTCAACCCTATCGGCACACCCATCAACCACTCGACCCACTCTGGGTTCAGGTGGCCAGGCACTACGTCCGTACCAACTCCTCCAATCGCAGCATTCGGTAGAGCATCGAACCTCCTGCTTTTCCCATCTTTCCTCGTTAGAGCCTCCTCCTTGTAGCCCCCTTTGTAATCCCTCGATGTTGGAGTTGGAAATGTTTCCTTGCTGAAAACCACCGCTGTCAAATTGTTTTGATGATTGTCCCGCATCTTTTTGGTTGCCTTGTTGCTGTCTTGAACTGTCGGTGTCGGCCAGTTCTCCTCCGCATTTACTGCGTCCCTCAACTTCACTCCCCACTTCACTCCGTCCTTGTTCTCCCGATAAAACCTTTTGCCGTTTTTCTTCACATCCATCGCTATTCCCCCATCGGTGTCGCAAGCTGATGGTGTCGGCCATGATATAGACTCGCTTTCTTTGGTGTGGAGCGCCGACTTCACGCGCTGAGAATATTCCCCACGTTGCTCCGTAACCATCTTCTTCCAAGTCGCTAATGACTGTGGAGAGTCCCATCGAGATGTGTCCTTCGACATTTTCGAGGAAGACTCTAGCAGGTTGTATTGTTCTGATATGCTCTCGGATGTAAGGCCAGAGATGTCTTGGGTCTTTTTCTCCAAGCCTTTTACCCGCCGCTGAGAACGGCTGACACGGATACCCGCCAGTAATAATGTCAACTGCATCTCGAAATAACTCTGATGGGAAGGTTTTAAGATCCGTGTAAATAGGTGCGGGATCCAACTGACCCGATTCCATCTTTGAGACCAGGTTCGCAATGGCATAGCTTTCGATCTCGCAGTAAGCGATGACTCGATGATTGATTCCAGCAAGGTCAAGTCCTCTTTCGATTCCAGCGTAGCCACTGCAAAAGGACAAGACAGTTGGTAGTTCTTCGGTATTATCCACATTATTCCCTCCAAGGATTGTTTAGTGATTAGCCCGGTAAGCTTCTTCAGCAATATCTTTCTTTTGCTGGATTAAAAAAACATACAAGTCTCTGATCTCGGCCTCTAGTGCAGCCTGGCGATCAACTTCTTTCTGATACGCTTCAAGACTCTGACAGTACTCACCTTCTAGTTCGTGAGCGTCAACATAGGCTACAAAGAATATAGCCAACAGGAATGATACTATGTAAAAAAAATATTCGTTTTTCATTACTCTCTCCAAAGATATATTAAAATTAATACTACAGTTAAAATTGCCACAAAGTTCCCGCCAAATAAAAATAAATCACTCATCGGCACACACTGAGCAGTAGGTTTCGTTAGTTTCTCCAGCTCCATTGCAAGTAGTGCAAATAGTTCCATCGTGATAACCCTCTCCTGATCCATTACAATCATCGCAGTGCATAAACTCTAGCTGTGAGTTACACTCTTCACACTTCCCTACAATTCTTCGTCTTCTCATAATTCCCTCCAGAATTTGCTTGACTCAGGAAGAAGCCTAGACTACATTTGAAGCCTAGTCAACAAGAGAGAGGAAAAAAAATGGAACAATATCTTGAAATAGTAGACTTCTTTGGAAGTCCTGGGAAAGTAGCGGAACACTTTGGAATCAAAGTTCAGTCTGTGTATTCTTGGAAAGAAGGTATACCTGAGCAAAGATTACGAGAATTTAATCTAATAAAAAAAATGCGAGGTGAAGAATGTCAGCAGAAGACCTGATTAGTAAGTTAAATCACGTTAAAGAAGTGAAGCCTCGCAGAAACCACAAGCGGTCATGGATAGCGCAATGCCCGGCACACAAGGATAACAGCCCAAGCCTTTATGTCGATGAGGGTGCATCTGGTAATGTATTGATTAAATGCTGGTCAGGTTGTGGTGCGACTGAGGTCATTGACGCTGTAGGGGTACACATCGGCGACTTGTTTCCTGACGACAACTACAATCCAAGGTCAAGTAGGTTTAAAAAAGATTCAAACTTTCATGAGCTGCACTTGGAAATCTCACAAAGCCGTAGAGAAAAAGGGGAAAAGCAGAGCAAAGCTGACAAAGAGTCTGAGTTAGCATCTTATCTAGCTCTCAGAGGCTCTCATTGAGCGCTAGGGCGACATTCTGGGCTTGG